CGCCTCCGGCAAGACCGGCCTCAATCAATTGACGCGCAGTTGTTGAATTTCCAAGAGCAGCTCTAGTGCCGTTCATGATGCGTTCAAGATCAACTCTTGTTTCAATCTTTGCAATATTATCAACGCCAAAAATTATTTCGGCCATGCGCCGTTCTTTAGGGCCGGGAAGTATGCGGGTAGCAACATTTGTTCCATACGGTATATTCATTATTTTTTCAGACCATGAAGACGCATAACCTTCTCGGAAAAGGTCACGTTCTTCAGGTCTCATAGACCGCATAAGTTTGCTTATTTCTTCAGGAACAACTTTTGTATTTGCAGCTTTTGAACCTGCTTCAAGAGCATTGCTGGCATTAAAATAGTCTGCTGCAACCCCACGCGCTTTTTTATAATCAGGTACAAGATCATCAAGATGAGAAACAAAATCGTTTTTTATGTCTTTAGCGCGGTTGCCAGCGTTTTTTTCCCCGCTTCTATATAAAGCACTAACTTTATCGTCTAAATTTTGTTTTACAATATCCCAAAAAGCAAGATTTGTCTTCATGTTTGGGTCGGCTATTGAAAGATTTCCGTTTTGATCAATTTTGAAAGGATGTCTAATTGGTGCCGCACCAACACGTACCGCTTCATTTGCAGCTTCTTTCGTAGCCAACTTAATGGCATCTTGAACTACTGGAGCTTGAGCCAAATTGGCTATGGTCGAATCCCACATTGATTGTGCATTGGGATGCGCGTAAGCTTCCTTATAAGCTGGATTGGCGGCAACCCTATATTCTGCCTCAAGTTGATCCGCAGTCTTAAACCTGTTTGCCCCGCCACTAACTAATTGACGAATATCTCTAGAAACTCGCTCAGATTGTCCTTCAAACCGCTCATAAATAACTTTTTCAAGAATGTTGCGAGCTTCTGGGGATGTATTAGCAGCGGACCTTAATAGGGCTTGCGTATTGCTTGCGCCAAGGTCTGCAATTGTAACCGGCTCACCGGCATCCCGTGCCTTAACCCAGTCGGATCGCGTCATACCCTGAGCATTGCCAGCAACAATGTCGGCTTCGTCTTTTGCAAGTGCAGAAGCAACGCGTTTTGCTGCTTCAGCTTCTGGGAAACGCCAACCTTTTACAACTGAAACTACCTTTTGAAGTGGGTTAGCGACTAATTTAGAAACGCCGGTTACGACTGCCGGTGCCGCTGCGCCACCTACCCCGCCCGTAAGAGCGCCGACGCCCGCACCAGTAAGTCTTCCTTCAAGGCCTTCCCCTTCGCCCGCGCCCTGTATAGCGCCATATTCTGCGCCAACTTGAGCGCCTCTAAGCATGCGTTGTCCAAGTTTCCCCGCAGTTGCGGCGGTTCCGCCGGGCAAAAGCATCGTGGTAGGAACAGAACCGCCAACTTCACCAATCATTGTTGCTATTGGGTGCTGTTTTTTTGCTTCTTCAAAAGCTTGGTTTTCTTTTGCTTTAGTTTCTTCATATTTCTTTTCAGCTTCTGGCGCACCCGTCCAATAATTATATGCGCCCTTTAGAGTTTGCAAAAGAGCGGCTTCCCGCGTCGTTCCTAAGTTTGCTATGTTTTCTAGAGTACTAGGTTCTTGGTTTGGGGAGGGTTCATGCGGGGCACCAGCGGCGTATAAACCTTTAAGTTCATCGGCAAAACCTGCCGTTAACCCAGATTCAACACCCCGACCCAAAGCCTCGGATGTGCTGATAGAGGCAGGAGTAGTATCCCAAGTGATATCTTCTACAGGAGGTTTTTCATCTGGCGATTTATTAATATTAATTACTGGGTGCCCCTCTGCCGAGCGAGGAACGTTTTTCCATTCGTTAGGAGAGTCCCAAGTGATGTCGTTATTAGCCATTACTTAGTTTCCCTTGTTCCATCGGAATACTCAACCACTGTTTTCCCGGCATCAGGTCCTAAATTAATTTTTCCGGTTCTTACAATACTTTTTTTGGCGGACAACCCACTTCTTAGTTCTTTAATGTTTTGATCCAAATTATTTATATATTTTTGAGCTTCTGGGCGAATAATAGGAATAGTTTTTCCTGATTTTCCCATGACTTGATCACGTTGCGCCTCAAGAGCGTGAGCCTTTGACGTTATAAAACTCATTTCATTTTCAAAAACATTGGCGTAGCCCTTTGGGGCCATATATGGGCCTAGTCTTTCTTCGGCGGCTTTTCTTTCTTCAACGCCACCAGAGCTACCCGCATAATATTTCTGAACTTCGGCAGCATATAATTGAACAGCGCGTTTATATGTGTTTACTTTGGCGGCTTGTTCAGTTGTCAAACCACGTGATTTATTTATTGGGTCTGTTAAGAAAGACAAATACCAATCTTGATTATTTAATTCTTTGGCGAGTTTACTTGCTTCTGACAGATGACCAATAGCGGTATTAACTGCATTTGTTTGACCTCCGACAGATGCAGCGCTACCAGACGCCATTTGATTTCTAAATGTACGACGCGCTGTAAAAGTCGTGTCATCTATTGGCTCGCCTATGTCATCTCCATATTTCTGTGCAATCATTTTTGCATATTGATTTATAGGAAGACGTTGATTTCCTGTTGGCGTTTGCCTTCCTTCTATCATGGCCCTTGCCGCAGCCTGAAGTTCTGGCTTAAATTGTTTTATATAGTCTTCGCCAACTAGTGATGAATCAGCATCTCTTGGGTGCATAACAGTTCCAGGAGAAGGCGATCCACCATCATTTGTAGTTTTTATTTCGTTTGGAGTTGCCGCAGATTCACGAGAAATAGCACCAGTTGCCGGGTCAATACGATGATATGACCCAGTTTGGGGGTCGCGGATAGCAAAAATATCTCCATAAAGATCGCTACCTATTTTAACAGGTTGCAATAATTGCCTTGCTTCAGTTTGCGTTTTCATTGTTTCGATAGCACGATTATGCCGTTCTTGCTCAAGTTCCTTTCTAACCTTTGCATGCTCAACGGCCTGCGCCTGCTCTAGCTGTTTGGCTTCGCTATACGTCGCCATGCCCTGCATACCGGCGGTGCCGAGAACGGTGCCGATGTTGCCGGGGGTTGTCATCATGCGCAGGCCAGCGGCCATGAGAGCCTGTCGACCGGCGTCGGATAGCTGGATGCCGGTTAGACGTTCAAGGATTGAAGCGTTCTGCGCCAGTTGCGTGGGGGTAGTGGCGCCTTTAACGGCCTCGCCGGCCATCGCTTCAATGGTGCGGTCGCCGCCATCGCCCTGAGTGAATGGCAACGCCAAACCGCCCTGCTCTGGTTCTTCACGGACTTCGATGGGAGTTTTTGCGTATTTAGCTAAGATGTCCTGACGCGTATCGCCGCTGAAAGCTTGAGGACCACCGTTAGCCGGTTCGCCAAGCCCCGCCTGCTTTTGACCGAATAACTTGCCGAGATAACTCTGTGTTTCAGCTGGCAGGTAATCCTTATACGATCCGCCATTGGCTGCGGCCATTGCCAATGCCTCCCGCAACTTGGTGGGACCGGCGTTGTACGCAGCCGCACCCTTTTCCGGGTCGCCGCCGAATACTTTGGTCTGATGGTCAAAATACGCCTTGCCAAGGGTAGCGTTGTAATTGGCGTCGTATTTGAACTTCTGTTCGTCCCACGGTAGCCCGGCCAGTTTGGCGGCTTCTGGGCCGGTTTTCGGCATGATTTGAGCAATGCCGATCGCGCCCTTGGGCGACGTCAGCGGGTTGCCATTTTCATCAAGTTGGCGGCCGGTGCTTTCGGTCCGGAGCAACCGGGGGAATATGTCGTCGGTTGGCGGTGCCACGGGGGCCGGGGCGGTATCGTCGGCCCCAATAGGCATTGGCGCGGCGGCGAGGTCGTCAACCCGTAGGTTTTCCGGGCGCGGGCGGGGCATAGGAACGTCGGCCTGCGGCGGGGCCTCATAGGGCTTAAACTCGCCGGCGGGCACGATGGACGGCGGCTGGTCCGTAAAGCCCTCAGCGGGCATTACAGGGGCTTTGTTGGGGTCTTCACCGCCCTGCTCGCTGATCGGCGTTGGGTCGAAAACAACATCGCGCCCGCCATATGCCCTGTGCGCAAAGCCATGATAGGCCGATTCCGGCGATACCGTGCCGCCGAGGGAGTAAACGCCGCCGGAGCCCAACAACCCGGTCCCGCCAATAGTACCGGAGCTAATGTCGCCGACCGCCATGGGCGTATAGGCACCCTGAGCTGGGGTTGAGATATCCATCGGCTCATTCCACTTGTCATACCCGGCTTTGGCGAGCGTTCCCAATCCAGATCCAAGCCCTTTCATAAGGCCAGCATTCGGATCTTTCATCTCCGGCGACGACACAAACCCCGGCGTGCTGGGGGCACCCTTGCCCATTGCCATTTGCGACGTTGGGATAATGGCCGGTATCTTATGGCCCATATATTCGGCAGTCCCGACGCCAGCGCCCGGCACGCCGCCCCCCGCCATGCCCTCACGCATTTGCCGGGCCATACGCACCGCATTGCCGACGATATCGCTGCCGACACTGCCGCCATCGGCTTTGTTAATGCGGCCGCCGGAGGCAGATCTTGCTGCGATTGCAGGTAGAGCAGCCAAAGACGCGCCGCCCGTAAATGGTGCCAGCCCTACTGCAAGTGCGCCGCCAGCAATCTGAGTCCACGGATTAGCCTGCGCTGGCGTATTAGTGGTCTGACCAGTATTGGTCGATGTGCCGCCCATCTGAGAACCAACGCCCGTGCCAAGGCCCGCTTGAAACTGGAGCATCTGCGGCGTCCAAGCTTGCTGCTGCAACCATTGCTGATATGGGACGTTGAGGTTCTGTTGCGCCAACTGCTGCTGTTGCGCGCCCGTTTGCAACTGAGCCTGAGCACCCATAAACGGGAGTTGCATTGACTGTGTACCGAGACCGGATTCCAACTGCGCGCCAGTGCCCGCAGCCGCACGGTTGGCCTGAGCCTGTGCAACGGCCTGCGTGTAGTTCTGCTGGTTCAACCCGGCCAACTGCGAGGCCATATTCATATTCTGCTGACCGCCGAGCATCGCCTCAGTAACCGCCGCCCGCGAACCGCCGAAAGCGCCCCGTTGCGCCTCGGTGCCCTTCAGGGCGGACATCTGTTGGGCGTTTTGCTGGCCCATCTGAGCCATTGTGGCGTCGATGACCTGCTGCTGATACGGGTTCATCGCGGCGTTGATTTGTCCCGGCGTAATCGCCGAACCCGCCTGCTGCGCGAACTGTCCCGCCTGCTGCATGTAGGGCTGATAAGCCCCCTGCGCCTGATTGACCGTGCCCATGGCGGCCAACTGGTCCGGCGTGAACTGCGCTACCCGCTCCCCCTGATAAACCGGGGCATTCGGGTTTTGCTGAACATAACCCTGCAACTGGTTGAGAATATCGCCGTACAACGCCCCCGCTTGCGCATTAGGTGCGCTTGTCGCGGTGCTGGTTGATTCGGTTTTCTGTTGGCTGCCCTTGGAACCCATTTTAGTGGCTTTCAATCAATGCCGCAGCGGGCGGCGGATATACAAAAAACGCCCCGGCGGGTTTTCCGAGACGGCGCTCATAAAGGCGGATTTTGGCCTCCGTGCGCGTGTTTGAAATGACGCCGATGACAAGGCGTATGTCATCCGTGGCACATTTTTTAGCAAACTCAATCAACGACTTAGCGTGTTCAGACTTGCGGTGATCCGGGTGAACGTAGTTGAACAGTTCTTCCAAATGGGGCTTTTTGCTGTACCAGAAGTTGGAAATCACCATGTAGATGATGCCTTCCAGCGCGTCTTTGGCCCCGATAACACCTATAAAGCCCTGCTTGTTGAAAGCCTTACGGATTGTATCACGAACCATGTCGTCATCCAACGGGAAAAGGCCATTTTCCTCGTGCAACATACGGCAAAGCGCCATAATCCCTTCTTCGTCGTCTGGGTTAGCAAGTCGAACAACGGATTTCGATGTCATTGTGTTTCTAATCCTTCGCCGGACCGGGAAGATTTTTAAGCGTATTTATCAGTTCTTTGCGGGTTTTAATCACCCACTTGTCTAGCTCATTATGACCACGATTGATGTCGCCTTTGCCGTATTTCTTAACAGTCGCCGGGCTCAGGACGTATTCGCCACCGGCGGCAATGATCGGCACTGGTTCGCTAATATCGGCCTCGGCGGGGAACCCGGCAACATTCTCAAACATATCTTGCACCTTCTTGATACCGGCCAAGGTATTGCCTTGCCCAAGCCCCGAGACAATATCGGCGGGAATGACGAACGACCCGCTTTTTACGTCCATCGGGATCTTGTCGGTGCGGCCCGGAATGTGGGATACGATGGCACCCTCGTGCGTTGCCGAACCGCCACGGGCCATTTTTGCCCTGCGAGCCGTGTCTAGGGCGGCGGCCACGGCCTGGTTCTGGGGATGACCAGCGGCGATCATTTCCCCGATATTGGTGGAAATCGCGCGTTTTGTGCCGGATTTAATCAAAGGCATGGTCGGTCCTTAAGCTGCCGTTGTGACGTTGGTCCACGTTGTGGACCCCGTGGTATTTACATATAAACGAGTGCTTGTTGATGACCCATCCGACCGTAGGTATAGCGAACCTTGAGCAGCCGTTATTGTCGGCACGCCAGACCCGAAGAATATGCCAAAGTTCGCTGTGGCGGACACTAACAATCCAGCGCCCGCCGTACCGCCAGCGGTTATTGACGTTCCGCTTGATGCAGTGACCGGGCCAACTGCCGTGACGGCTTTCGTCGAAGCAATAGTCAAAGCCGCGGTCAGAGAGTTCTGCGTTGTTCCTGACGACCCCGCAGGAGCCACTTGGAAAACAAGAGAGCCGCCCGCACCCGATCCTGTGCCCTTTGACCCGCCGATCGTAAGGTTTGCGCCAGCGGTGTTTGACGTTCCCGCAACAACCGATTGCCCGATTATTGTTTGTGCCACGGGTGATGCCGCATCCGCCGCGCCTATCTGCAACGTAGCCGCCGCCGAGCGCGTCAGGATCAGGTCTGTTGACCACTGCAACGCGGACGATGAGCCTAACTGCGTGACGGCATTGTTAAACGTATTTTTACCCGTCCACGTCGGCGCGATTGTCTGATCCAAAGCCGGAGCTGCGTCACTTCGCATGAACGTCGTAGCCGAACCGTTGACGGCAGACAAACCAACGGACGCGCTGGGGTTAGCGCCAACCGTTAACAGCGTGGAATTCAAAGATTGAATAAGCTGCGACAGGTTCTTGTTGATGTTATTCGCGGCTGTAACAACGTCATCTAATGAGGCCATGTTACACCTTGCCGTCTTGTGCGTATCGCACGCGCACGTTGCCAATACGCCAGAACGATCCCGTATCCGACGATTCAAACTTCATCGCCACAAGGCGCGCCCGCATTCGCAGGTTTATGTATTGAGTGGTTGAGTTCATCGTGAATGGGCCAAACGCAGTCGGCGTGTCGGTCGGATAATCAGCACCGTAAACCGTGACTTGAATGCTTGCCCCTTGAGAGCCGCCATATAGCCCGTATTTGAAATCCGGCCAGATCAGGTCAATGAACGTCTTTTCGTGGGCCTCATTGACAACGAAGTAACCCGTCTGCATCGTCGAGACGATAGCCGTGCCCGCCGCGTCTTCCGTCGTTTCATGTTGCCATATGTAAGAATCCGGCGAAGCGGCGATCGGCTGCCCCAGAACGGACTGGTCAATCCACGCAGTACGCGACAGAACGCCGTAATCCCATGTGCGCTCAAGGGTGTTATATTTAACGTATCGGTTTGGTTCGCCCGACCCGGCAGACGCCGGGAAAAACCACCACACCTCGTTGAAAGACGTGTTAGCGCAGGCAACGGTCTTGTAGATGTTGGCGGTGTCGACGTTTTGGAACACATAGTCCCAAATAGGGCACGGGATGACTTGAACACCGGAATTGCCAAACATGAAGAAGTTGGACTGGCCCATCCAGTACACGTTACCGCTTAATTGACACGCCGCGTGTTTACCTGCGAGGCCGCAGTTGGCACCGACCTTGGTAAATCCAAACACCAATGGGTAACCGAGGTAGTTCATCGACCACATATCAAGGTCGGTCCAGATCATGCCATTTTGCGGACCCTGAATGCCGCCGACGATCTTTGAACCAGTCGGAATGCGGTATGAACCGGCTTGGTTTGTCGTAAGCGGCGTCCAAGCTTCAAAGTCGCCAATGTCGGACCATGCGACCAATAGCGGGTCTTGCTGCACGCCGATGTTCTGCGCGACGGTAGATCCATATGCCACAAGTATCTGCTGCGGCATTGAGACGAAGATGCCCTCATTGAATGCGGGCGCGGTGAGGATATTGACTAGCGTTGAGAACCCGCCCGTGGGGTTCCAGTAGTAAATGCCGCCACCTGCCGGGCATGCAACAACGTCCTGCCCCCAGTTATCAATAGTCCAATTTGTGGCGCTGATAGGCGTTCCGGTTTGCGTGCCGGGTGTGATACCAAAACCGTAAGTGCCGCTGCCAAAACCAATCCCAAGAGTATGCGTTCCTGATCCGGCGCTCCCCGCCACGACTGCAGCGCCGCCGCTTGCGGCAGACACGGTAATGATTGACGACGTGCCGCCAAGGGTAAAAAACGTATTGTTATACGCCATAGTGCCGGAACCGCCAGCACTCCCCGCGACAATAGCCGTTCCGCCAACGGAGGCCGCAACGGTGATCGTTGTCGAGCTGCCGCCAGATAGAATGTAGTACGTGTTTCCTACATCAAACCCGATCGGCAACGCGCCTGAGAAAGTAACCAGCGCCCCCGCAGTTGTCGGCAGGCCGCTGCCGGATATATTTGCTGACCCATTTGTAAACGTAACCGATGCTGTTAACGGCGCAAAGTTTGTCGGCAGTGCGCCAGTCGTCGTAAATGAACACGGTGTGCCAACCGACGTTGGCAAGCCCGTGCCGCCCACATTGGCCGATGAATTTGTAAACGTGACCGGGTATGTTGTCCCCGTACCATATGCCGCGCCAGCCGCCGCCGGGCCAAGTGTAATCGTATAAAGAAGCTGCGCCGCTGCGCCGTTCATAGAAACAGTGCTGCTTGCAGTGGCCTGAGCGTTGCCAGTTATGGTAAATTTGTCTGCGTCGCTCGCAACAGTGGCGACGTATGAACCGACAATCGTGATGCCGTTCGCGGTTGTTGCTATTGGAAAATTAATTGTATCGTTATTTGCAAGGCCGTGCGCCGTAAGATTAACCGTGACGACCGCAGCGCCGGAGACCGTTGTAAACGTCGGCACTTCACCGCCATTGTTAACCGTGGACGTTGCGTTTTGGGCCGCCGTGATGGTGTAGCTAGTTGTGGAAGCTATTGGCGCAATGATTGAGTAAAACCCGGACAGAATAAGGCCACCGACCGATACTGGCGTGTTGAAGTAGACGCCATCGTATATGGTTGTCACGCCGGTTAGCGAGGCGTCGATGACGGTGACGGCACTCGTGCCGCTTACCGTTGAAAAATTAACCGCCGGGTTTGTCGTAAGTTGTTGCGGCGTCAACACGTTGACTGCGCCGGATGTAATCACGCCAAATGACGACGTTGTACCGACCGCAAGATGGCCAACTGAGTTCAGGTCTTGCCAAGCGTGGATAGCGCGCGGAATACCCGAGTTATAGAAGAAGTACTGCGCCCACCCGCCAATCTTTTGAAACAGCCCATCACGAAAGCGCCCGAATGCGCTCTGCGATATGCCAGCTTCATTCAGCGCCGGTGTTTTTTCGACGTTGACGCCAGGTATTAGTTTGACGGATTTAATTGGCATCAGGTTTTAATAAAAGTTAGGCCCGCGATGGCCGTTGGCTGGACATTGGTGTGGGCACCGCCGCCGCCTGTGTTGTTGTTGATTGTGATGCCCGTGGTGTTAGCCGTACAGGTGTTTGGGGTCGCTCCCCCAGGAGTGCCCCCCGAGCCGCCCTGAACGGTCACCGAACCGCTGTTGGGGACCGTGTGGGTGTGTCCAGGGTCCGTGATGCCGTGGGTGTGCGCCGGAATTTGCGCTGATGTAAGCGTTGTGCTTTCCGCCGCGCTAGATGAACCTACGGTAGACCCCGTAATGCCGGAAACGGCGTTAGTCAGCAATGGCGTTGACGGGAACACCGACACACGCGCCCTGTTGCGAAGATCAGGCGTTTTAAATGTTGTGACCCCGTTACCGCCCCATGTGCCGACGAGAATTGCGGCTAGATAAGGGTAGTCGCTAAAGTTATAAGTTGTTACACCATCGCACGGCAGCCACGGCAACTGTTCCGTGGTGGTATTGCTCGTACACCCCGTAAACCACACAGGCGTTGTACCGCTGGCGTAGTCCCAATATGTGCCGGGATCAGGTGGGTTGAGAAATTTAACACCGGGATACGAACTTGTAATATCAACAAAAATTTGTGACGTCTTGCCCTGCGGGATGCCAATGGTGGCATTATTGCCGGTCGCGGTTTTAAGACGAACATAAAAATTACCGACAGTTCGATTTTCGATGTTCCAAACCCCCGATACGTTAGGAAATGTAACATCTACATTATTTGTCAAAGTACCGGTAAGCTGGATTGTTCCATTTTGTGTTTCTGCCGTTGATAATGCGTACCCGCTAGCAACGTTAACGCTCAATACCGTGCCAAACATCTGCGTAATGTACGCAAAGTTATTATTAAGATACCCGCCCCACGTTGACACGTCCGAGCCAACTGTTGGAAGAATAAGACCGCGACCGTTTGTAGTTGACATGTTTTAAGCTCTCGGGATTGAGGTTTCTTTTTGCGGATTTCCGGACGACCATCCCCAGCTTTCAAACCGCTGGCGGGCCTGTTCGGTCTGGGCGGATACCTTGAGAAGTTGATATTGCGATTCCCACGATTGCGACATGCGCGGATCGTCGGCCTGCGAACCAAAGTTCCGCATGTATCCGGATGCAAACACCATAGACGCCGCCATGAACAGGTCCGGGACGTAGCTGGTCAGGATCGTCGTTGTGTTTGTTGAGGACAATGGGGCCGGGCGGATAGTGCCAATGACTTCGGTGGCGTATGCGGCGTTGGGTGATGGCGCGAGCATCACGGTGCCGGGGTCGATCATGCCGAAATACTGCGGAACGCCGGTCGCAGTCTGGCTTGACGGGTATATTACGTCGATTGCGTCGCGCGACATTGGGATGAGCGGCGTTCTCGTGCCATTGGCTGCGGTTGACCCAACAGGTGTTAGGACGTTGATGTAATCGACGACAATAAACGTACCTTGAGAGCTAGGCAGAGTGAAATTGCGGTTGCTTGCGGTCAGCGTGGCAGTCGCATCGGTTATGTTTGTGCCCAACAGGTCAAGTTCGCGGTATATGCGCTGTTCTGCGTAGTCAATGATTGATGGCTCGATTGCGACGAAATTGGGGTCTCCCACAGGCGTGACCATCAACTCTGCAAGAGCGGCTGTGTATGTGGCGTAGGTGTAGGACATTCATTTTGCCTTTAGAAGAATATTAAGAAGTTGTTAGATGCAACAGGCGTATACTGGATGACGATAATGCCTGAGCCGCCGGAACCGCCGTTAGCTGCAACGGCGCCGCCCGTTCCGCCGCCGCCACCGCCAGTATTCGCTGTTCCCGCGCTGCCCGCGACACTGTTACCGTGACCCGCCCCGCCGCCGCCAGTACCGCCAGCGCCAGCGGCCCCGTTGGTTGTGTATGAACCACCGCCACCGCCGCCGCCATAGGTGACTGTTGTACCTGTGATCAGGTTCACAATTCCGTTGCTGCCCGCTCCGCCGTTAGAGCTGCTGCCGGCGGTCCCTGCTACCCCCGAGGCACCACCGCCACCGCCACCACCGTATTCTGAGGCACCGGCCGAGGCCGCTCCGCCAGCCCCACCAGTACCCGAGCCCGCTCCGCCACCAGAACCAGCGCCGCCATAGGTACCGCCACCACCACCAGAACCATTAGTTGCGGTGCCCGCATTGCCTGCCGTCTGACCACTTCCAAAGAAGCCACCGCCACCGCCGCCACCGCCAGTGATAGTCGCACCGGCGTTCGCCAACGTAGACGACACCCCGTTAGTACCGTGTGTCTGCGCGCCGACGCCACCAGTACCAACGGCTATTGCGTAGGAGGTCTGAGGAACCATGGACACGTTGTTACCGGAGACAACACCGCCGCCGCCGCCGCCACCTGCTCCGTTACCACCCCCAGTATTGCCGCCACCAGCGCCACCGCCGCCGACGACTAGATAGGCGTTAGACGTCGAATTAAAATCACTGGGCGGGATGAACGTGGTCTGCGCCGTGTCGGTGATGATGAACGTCGCTGGGTATGTGGTCCAGGACCAAGTAATTGTGACCGTCGCGCTCGCCGCAATAACAACGGCGTAAGATGTCCCCGGTACTACGGTCCTAACACCAGACCCCAAAGCATTAAACGTAGATGCGCCGTTGCAGACAGTAGTAACCGAAGTTACACCCTGCGGACATGTCCATTTATAGCTAGCAGTTGCGCTATAGACTACGTTAGGCATCAGTTCAACTCTTCTGGTTCCGCTGTGTCAACGACGGAGTGCTCTCCGCACCAATCCTTTTCGGGATCAACAACCGGGTAGAGGGCCTGTAGTTTAATGCCGTCCGGCATTTGGTTATTTACCAACTGCGCCGGGTAGCGGCGGCAGAACGTAGTGTCACCGGTTTGCATGTATTTGCACGTCTTGCATGTGTTGCGCATTTGGGTTCCTTTACGTCGAAGCAATGCAACGCCATTTCGATGTGGCGCTGTTATACATAAACCCGACGGTCAGCGGCAAAGTGGTTGAACCGTTAGACGTTGTAGGAACAGAAACAGTGCTGTTTTCAGTGTTTGTCCAGCCAATAGTCTGAGCAACGGCGCTGAAATCATAAACACGAACAATTGTCATTTGACCATCGACGGCATTCGTTGTTGTCAACGTAATAGCCATCGTTCCGGCAGAGCTATTTGAAAACGTAAACAACCGACCCGTAACCGGCACCGTGCCCGCATTGCTAGTCACGGTTACGGCGGTATTCGTATAAAGAACCGCCCCTGTGACAGATAACGTTGACGGCCCAGAACCAAGTGCCGCGCCGCCGATGGCGACAGACGTAGCCGTAGCAACTCCCAAGGCCGGTGTTGTTAACGTCGGAGATGTCGCACGAACATAAGCTCCTGTTCCCTGCGGGGCCGTGCCGCCACTCGTAATTGTCACTACGCCGGTCGATACCGAGCCAATACCTATTGTACCCGCGCCCTTGGCGTTGATCGTCATATTTTCATCGGTGCCGCTTGATATTACAGCGACCGCCAACCCGCCCGCGGCAGCAGCCGACTTGACATTAAGGCCAGTTGCGGAAGTAGCCGTGGATGCATCGACGTTAAATGCTGGGTTGGACGTCCCCGCCAAACCAACAGCTAGAGCATTCGCAGATGCTGACGTAATCGTGTGCGCGGCGCTTGTCATCGTGCTGGAGATTGCAACTGTGCCGGTGACAGCAAAACCATTTGTGCCAATAGTCGCGCCGTTAATGGCAAGCGATGTCGCAGTTGCAACACCCAAAGCTGGCGTTGTTAGAGATGGCGATGTAGCGCGAACATATGCGCCAGTTCCCTGCGGAGCCGTGCCGCCACTTGTGATCGTCACTACGCCAGTTGAAACGGTGCCAATACCAATTGTGCCCGTACTGAGCGCGTCAATTGTCAGGTTTGTGGCGCCGCTGGTATCCGTTACAGCGACAGCAACCGTGCCGTTTAGTGCCGCGCCCGTGACCTTCAGGCCGGCGGTCTGTGTGCCTGCGGATGCGTCAACGCTGAACGCCGGGCCTGTCGTGCCGCCCTGCCGACCAACGGCAAACGCCGAGGATCCCGCTGAGGTTATACGCAACCCGGCTGCCGCCAACGTGGCAAACGTGGTGCCGCCGTTAGTGCCGCCCGTGAACGCGATAGTGTCAGTGGTGCCCGTTCCAGAGGTTGTCTGGAGCGTTAGAATTGTGCCGGTTGTCCCTGACCCGCCAATAATAAGAGGCACGGTGACGGACGTTGTGACCGTATGCGCGGGCAAAGTCGTTGACCATGACGGCGCGCCGGACCCGTTTGTAACAAGAACGCTACTGTTCGCAGTGGTTATTTCGCCAACGACACTGGCGCCGCTTGAATACAGCAACTGATTTGCCGTTGTCGTCGCGGGCCATGTCGATGTAGACCATGCGGGCGCGCCGGTAGCCCCGGATTGCAGCATCTGCCGCGCCGTTGCCGTGCCGGACAGAATTGCCCCAGCCGATGCCGTTGAATAGAAAATACCGCCGTTGCTGGCGGTGGCGGCTAGGTCCGCGTTTGTGCCGCCATTGGCAAGCGGGAGAATGCCGGATATGGCAGTCGTTAGCGAAACCTTGCCCCATGCCGGGGCGGTAGTTATGCCGCCCGAAAGCAACACATTGCCAGTCGCAATGTCCGCCAATTTCGCCAAGGAAGTCGTCGTATCGGCATAAAGCAAGTCGCCGACCGCGTAGGACGACTGTCCCGTGCCGCCGTTAGTAGCGGGCAATGTACCCGTAACACCTGCCGACAAGCTAACCTGCGACCACGTTGGTGCCGCAGACGCACCGCCTGACGTAAAGACGTACCCACTTGCGCCGTATGTCGCGCCACCGATGCCGAGTTGACCGGCAGAACCAAATCTAAATGCCTCAACTGCCGTAACGGACGCCGATGGCGTCGTGAAAATACTGACCGAAGTCGGATTGCTGGTATTGGTGAAGTTTCCTTCGGCCTGTATCTGAAGCAAACCAGTAGAGGCTGCAGCCCATTGCGACGTGCCGTACCCGCGACCCGTAAATTGCGAAATAACCTCGCCGGATTGCACGGCGCTTGGAGACGCAGCCGTGCCGTCTGCTCGGCGTCCCGTAAACGCAACATAACTTGCAAATGAATCTTGCGTGATGCGCGTTTGACCGGAATCCGCGCCGACAACATATAAATCAGTGCCGGTCGGCAGCGTACCAGATGGCACTGTCCCGCCAGCCGTCGATAGTATGGTCAAGCGTGTAGTTGGCGCGAGCGTGCCGATGCCCAAATACTTGTTGGTATTATCCCAGAAGAAGTTAGCGTTGTTCTGCGTATAAACGCCGGACGCGCCAGAAAACACAACGGAGCCAGCCGTGAACGCCGTCGCGGTGCCGGTGCCGCCGTTGGCGACAGGGAGCGTGCCGGTTACGCCATCGGTCAACGAAAGCTGCCCGAATGCCGGGTTGCTAGACGCACCAGTGGACAACAATGGATATCCGGTAGTGCCGGGTGCGGCAAACGCCACATTGCCGGTGTCGTTGCCAAGCAGGACGTTGTACGCCGTCAGCGTGGTGAGGCCAGTGCCGCCGAGCGTTGTCGGTACGGTTTGAAGGCTGATAACGCTGCCGGTTTTTAGCAGTGGCGACGTAACAGTCACGCTGCTCGACGACGACGTCTGGGCGAATGTCAGGCTTGTGGTGCCGACCGTGATTGTGCCCGTTGTCGTTAGCACCCAGCCGGTTGACGCATTAGTTGATCCACCGTTAACAAACGTTGAAGCGCCGGTTTCAATGTAGTTCGGGCCAGAACCCGTCGCATTAAAGTCAGTCGCGCGCGTCAGCACCCAATTAGTTAAAATTGTGCCGAGCGTCGTAACGGTGTAGATGCCATTTTGCGCGCCGGTTGTCTGATCCTTGATTAGGATGCGGTCGCCCAGAGACGCGGTGTAGCCGTCTATTACAAACGCGGCCTGCACGCCGCTGTTGGTAAGCGTTGCGCCAACGCCTGCCGTACCGTTGTTGTATGTCGCGGTTAGGTTTACGGTCGATGCCGCCGCAGATGCCGCGTGAAATGTCTGGTTTGATACGGTTGCGACTTGATTATCAACGTATTGTTTGGTCGATGCCTGCAATGGCGAAACAGGGTCTTGTGTTAGCGTGACCGTCGTAACACCAGCGAGCGTCAGCGACGTCGCGCCGAGCGCAATGTTCGTACTGCCGATTGTGAGCGAACTATTTGTCAGGCCCGCGTTCGGAATGGTAAGCGCCGCCGTAAACGCGCCTGTGCCGTTGCCGTAAACATATCCCGTCAACGTCGTCGCGCCCGTGCCGCCATTTGTAACCGGCAATGTGCCGCTGACGTGCGTGGTAAGGCCGACCTTGCCATAGAGCGGTTGAACGCCAGCGCCGCCCGAAAGCAGCACGTTGCCCGTTGCAACATCCGGCAGACGAACAAAGCTGGACGTTGTATCGGCGGTCAACAGATCGCCAACTGTATAGCTGTTAAATCCTGTGCCGCCGTTAGTAGCTTGCAGCGTGCCAGTGACCGTGCTTACAAGATTAACCGCGCCCCATGTCGGAACATTGCCCGAGTTGGCAAGCAAAGCCTGCCCCGTAGTGCCGGCAGCGGTAACGCCCACCGCGCTGGTGCCGTTGCCGTAAACGATGCCGTTCGCCGTCAGGGTTGCGGCACCCGTGCCGCCATTGGGCACAGTCAATGGGTTAGAAAAGCTAACCGTGCCGGTAGCGGTCAAATTAGTAAACGTGGCGGCCGCAGGAGTAGCCCCGCCAATGATCGAGCTATTGATCGTGCTAGTCGTAATCGCAACGCCGCTGATCGTGCCACCAGTGATGGCGACTATGGCAACATTAGGCGACGCCCAAGACGGGTTCGCGCCCGATCCGCCGGTTGTCAAAACATAGCCGTTCGTGCCAGGAGACAGTGCGGTCCATGATGACGTATCACGGTACAGTACCGCGCCCTTTGTGGCGCTGATCGTGTCAAGAACCGCCGAGACGGTGGCGTCGGTCGGGCCAGCGGTCCCGGATGTAACGTTCGCCTTGACCGTGTTTGCTGGCATGGTGTTTGCCAGCAAATTATTCCCGATTGAGGCTGATCCAATAGTCAGCGCAGCAGCGCCGGACGTTACGGGACCATCGCCGCCGTTTACGCGGACAGGAGTAGTGGCCGATATGCTAGTAATGTTGGGCGCGGGATACCTAGCGTTAAGCAAATCAACAAATTGCGTAGCCGTAGCGCGCTTGCTAGTGCCGTTAGTCCCGCCTGGCTGAACAAGCTCAAATTGTTCATCGCCAGTAAGGCCAATCGCAACGGGTAGGGTGGGAATTGGTTGGTTCGCCATTAGAGCGTGCCCTGCAATGCTGGAACGATGATCGTGCCAGCGACCTGCAGCGCGCCAGTCGCAACACTATTGAATGAAACGGAGCCCGCCGACGATGCCGTCACGGTAAAACTGCCGTTGTAAAGGTTCGGGACCATGCCTGTGATGGTCACTGTCGCACCCACTGACACAACATAGCTGTTAAGGTATGTAACCGTGGCAACCGTGCCCGTTCCAGAGCTTGTGGCGATCGTAAAAGACTGCCATTGGCTGGGTTGGGTCGTTCTGAGGTTGCCGTCCTGCGTAATTCGGAGCTGATCCTGCAAATAGGCGTTGTCGCCCGTGCCCTGCGTGGTTCGCCAGTTGGTTTCGTTCTGTTCGTAAGATTCCACGCGGGCATTTGCCACCGGTAGCGGGTCGGCTGGGAGAATAACGGGCCTTTTCTGCTGCTG